TATACGAGACTCGAAGTCTTATTATATGTGCTAGAAGAATCCCACACCCAATCCACACGTATACGAGACTCGAAGTCTTATTGTATGAAAAGGGGGTTTCGCAGAAGTTTTAACTCACGTTTGGTATAGATTTGAATAGTTCCAGGTCAGGTTGGGTGGACCCCCGTTGCATTAGCAGGTCCATCGTTAGAGTAGGGAGTGAGGAGAATACTCACTTTCCGGGGATTATAGACACAAAAATTGTGAGGCAGTTGTGTCAACAAAAAGATTTCAGGCAAAAAGAAAAAGTGAAAAAGAAAGAAAGGGGAGAGAAACTAATATACAAGGGGTGAACCACCCCACCCTCGGGCAAGCCCGTATTTATGGTTTTCCGAATTTTTAACTAACTAAAAACTACTACTACTCTACAAAAGAAACTAAGGACCCTCCACTTGAGGAGAATTCTTATAAGAGATAGGTATAACACTGAGACGAAAGGTGATGGGCAATGTGCCTGAGAGAGCTAGATTCGTTAGCGACAAGCTAGCGTCCGGTCCAGTGACACTCACCATATACATGATGATAGCCTCTGTTCCAGTTACCTTACCCTCCTGCAGCGAGTTTGACGCAAAAGTTGGCGCGGTGACAGTAGGTCCATAAGCGTTGTTAAACGGACCATTTTTGTCATCATCTGTCACATAAACTGCATTACTGAGATTTCCATATCCGCCTCCAGAAAGATCTGAAAAGGTGGACGTAGCTGGAATTTGAAACTCCCATATTACAAGAAATGTGCCAGAAGAAATTGTTGGGCCAAATGTGTATAAAGCTGCTGGCATTGTGCCGAACTGACTAAGTTGACCTTGCAAGTAGTTATTCCTCGGTGTGGGCTTGAACTCATACCAGTTTATCGGTAAAAGAGTCTGACAGACAAATTGATCAAAACCATCAGAGATAGCATTCGATGGATTAAGTATTGGTTTCATTAAAGTAACGTCATACGAAATCCAAAGACCGCCAACCTCTGTGGTAGCTTGCATCCCTTCAGTACCAATCTGAGTAAAACCCAGATCAGTGAGACGCTTATCCTTTTGTTGTCCATCCAAGTCTGTTCTAATATAATACACGTTGGAAGGTACCTCAGTAGGTGCACACTCAATTGCATGCATGATGGAATCAGCAGGTCTACAATAATTTGAAAATTGTGTAGCTAACATGCCAACAGTTCCAGTAAACGGATCGTCTTCAGCATTGTAATTTGTTGCAATCATCACTTTACCAAGGGCTGAGTTGGTGGTGCCC